TACGAAACAAAGTAATTAGAGAGATTACAGATGACATCCGAAAACGATTTAAGCGAGCCCGTATACTTATACTTACCAAATCACTTGATCATGGAAGAGCCCTGGAAAACTTACTTGGAGAATCATGCGAGTTTCTTGAGGGGGCTAACTCCATCGGAGAACGGTATAAGGCTATATCTAGATTCAGAGGATCTAAATCTTCTAGAATCCTCATTGGCACTAAAATCTTGCAAACAGGAATCAATATAGAAGAAATCACTCACTTCATCAACGCTAGAGGAATGAAATCAGAGATAGCAACACTTCAAGCATTAGGGCGAGCACTAAGGCGACATGATTCCAAGAAGAAAGTGTACGTGTATGATTTTTTAGATAAAGAAAAATATCTTAGAGATCACTCTTTAGCCCGTCAGCGACATTATAAAAAAGAAGGACATGAGACAAAAATACTATGAGAACATCACATGACATAAAGAAAAAAGCTACGGCTATCTCAGAGCAAGATCAAAAAATTCTTCGCACTATTATTGAAGAAATTAAATTTTTACTAGAGACTCCGAAAATAAATGAGGATACTTTACTAAAAATAAATAATATTCTCTCTTCTCTAAATAGTCTTAAAGAGAATTATACTTCATCAATTATTCGAGCTTTAAAACAAAATCACATGCTAGACTAGCATATAAATACACACCTTTTCAGAAGCGGTTGTAGCTCAGTGGTAGAGCGCGACCTTGCCAAGGTCGATGTCGGGAGTTCAAATCTCCCCAGCCGCTCCAAAAATCACATGCTAGACTAGCATGTAGCTACGCACCTTTTCAGCAGTGGGCCACAACGGGCCATCTCCATTTTTTTACTGTCATTGTTCTACCTCAGGTATAACTATTGCTGGGTTAGCTAATTTTAGTTTTAAACCCCAGTTCTCCATATCTCGCCTAGTCCACTGATCTTCTAATTTACTCGTTAGAGCTTCTAGTTTATAATTTATTGAGTTCAATTCATTACTAATCCATAGGAGTCCTGTACAGATAACTATTACTAAACCTAATGGCAGCAGAGTATCTTTATTTATAATTGTTTTCTTTTCTGTCATATCAGCGTAATCTCCTTAATGTCATAGTTGTTCCGCTTTGTGCCTGAATATTATCTGATCCATCATCTTGAAGGCTGGCCCATATACTAGCTGTAGTAGCTACATCAAATACTGCGGAAATAGTGGCGGGCCACGGAACCCCTCCTAAAACAAATAGAAGCTTCGTATTTAGTATAGAATCAGATGCTCCGACTGTTTGCTTTATTCTCATAGTAACTATAGTCGTATCAGCCCCAGTTATAAGACCATCTACTGTTAATCCCCAAGTCCCAGCAGCACTAATATCAAATTCCTTACTTGTATCATTCCATACCACCTGACTAGCACCCGTTTCATCCTGACTTATAGTTGCTCCTGCACCTATATGAGTTTCAGCCGTTGCGGCTGTCCCAGCACCAGTTAATCTTGCATGAGCAAAAGGAGCGGGGAATGGACAAGAACTTACGACTAAAGTTCCACTTAAAACAGTATCTCCACTTACAAATAAATCACCTCGTATATCTGTATCTCCGCTAACTCCTAAATACCCACTGACGTTGGTATTACCACTAACCCCTACATCCCCACTTGCATGAACATTTCCAAAATAAGCATCACCACCACTCAAAGTTGCATTTATATTAACCCGTGTTACCGCATCCTGACTCGTAACCACCACAGGCTGCTCAAAAGGACCCCCTCCAACAGCTTCCATAACAAAAGCAGGAACCTGGGACACATATTCTCCACCGTCAGCGTCATAAACTAATGTTGAATTTGCCTTAGTATTAGGCTGCGTTGAAGAAAAAGCTACTGCAACTATACTGCCTCCCACCATCGCAGGCATAGTTGAAGAGGCGTTTAATACTTTTTCATCTAGAATGGTGGGAGATAATGTATCCCCACTCCCCATTCCAGATAAACCTAGAGGTTGTCCTCCATCGTCTAAACCATAATAAACAACTGTTGTAAGATCAGTAACCATAAATAAAACCTCTTATCTTGAGCCCCCCGAAAAAGATGTAGCATCACCAATTCCAACCCCTGCTGAAAAATCAGTTGTACCTGGGATCGTTCCCACAACTGTACAGGTTACAACATTTTTAAGATTTGAGGTTCCAGCAACCTGGGCAGGCAACGAAGCTACACCATCAGAAACAGTCACAGTAGCTAGGAGAGTTTCAGCCGCATTCCAGACTCTAATACTAAATCGGTCAGGCGCACTTTTATATAAAATTGCTTTGAAAAGATTCCCAAACCCCCCAGCGGCTGTACCTTTTAATTTTAATAAAAGATAATTACTTTTATCTTTAAAAAATACACAAGTTGCGTTTCTTGGAGGCCGAGATACCCTAAGGGGAACCCTTCTGGGAGAAAGGCTCCACCCAGGCGAAAAACTCTTAAATTTCACCACTCTTACGCGCCTTTAGGTCGATCACCGTCTCGTAAGGGATTGCCCGTCCATACCTGTCCATAGGTTACAAAATACAGCGTAGTCTCGGTAGTTGCTTGTTGGATTTTAACTGTACTTGATCTATCATTATCGGCTAAAACAAACTCAACAGGATATCCTGAATTCAATCTAGATACCCCCCCAACAAAACCACTAGTAGTATATCCCAAAGCTTCTAAAGCTGTACCTTGATTAGCTAAAGGAGTAGTTAAATCGGGAGCGTCAATAGAAGCCGTATAGTAACCAGTACCAGCACCAGAACCTTCAATTGAAATATAGTTACATTTCAAAGCATTTCCACCTGTATCCACTAAAGTTACAGAACTAGCAGTTTGATCAGTGAGCGGCCCCACCACCATCGTATAGGGTCTAAATTGTTCTCTCATTTTTCTTCCTCGTTATCTTTGTTACCTAATTCAGCAGCAATTTCTTTTACCATGCTTTCTAACTCGGTTAAATCATTATTTGCTTCTTTTTGTGTAGCGGGTGTTCCAACAGATTCCTCATCCTCACCAGGACCTTCCTCTGTTTCCTCAGGAGCTTCGGCAGACTCTTCTGCTTCAGGTTCTACAGGCGTTTCCTCTTCCTCTTCCCCAGCCTTCTCTAATTCAGTATCACCTTCTTTTGCGGCTGCTTTAACCTCAGCCTTCCTTCCACCTTCGTCTTCAGCTTCTAAAGCCTCCATATCAACATTTTCATTATCCTCGTATTCTGAAGCTTTAGCTACTCTCACTTTATTTTTAAAAACTTCTCTCTTTGATTTGCTGACTCTTTTTAAAGAGGGCTTTTCAGTAGTCGCAGTAGCCTCAAAAATTTGATCATAACCAGCAGAATTGAATACCTCTCGTAAATAGTCATTTACATCAATACCCTCAACTCCCGCTTTATTTTTCAATAAGTAAGCTGTCTCAGAAAGAACTTGTTTTAAAATACTTTCTTTTGGAGATAATCTAGAAAGAGCTTCAAAAATAACAATTTGAGTATTAATTAAACTTTTAAAAGAAACAGACTCTTGAAGATTTTGAATGTTTATTCCGTACTTCTCATTGATAGTATTAATAAAATCTTCCTTAACCTCTTTCTTTAATTCAAAAATAGTAGAAGCAAATTGTTGGATATCTTTCTCAGACACACCAATGCCGTCTGTTTGCGCTAAACAATTACTAAAAGTATTAAACAAAGTCTTCTTAGAAGCTAAAGCAATATAGGGAACTTCCTGAATCGCTTCACAGAAGACATCTACTATTTGTTCCTTCTCCTCAAAGATCATGCTGGCGAGCTTTCTTACAACAGAGTTGGATGCCCAAATAAGTTCAAACTCTTTTTTCGATTCAATCAATTCTTTCTTGACTAATTCTTGCCGACAAATCATTTCATAAATAGACTCATTTATGCCATCCTTCAGAGTATAACTCTTATTTTCCACCAACTCCTCATGAGTTAGTTTGGGAAAATTGAAGGCATTAGAAACGGTGTTTGAGAGATTCACAGCATTTCTAACTTCGGGGACCTTCTTAATCTTTTCTTTATTCTCTTTTAGAAACTCAATTAGTTGGGGAGTAACTTCAATTAATTGTTGAAAAGTTGAAGATTCTACAATTTTGGCAATAGATTGTAACTTTTCAGTTTTCTCAAATAATTTATGTTGAACTGTATTTAATTTGACTCTATTTTCCCATAAAGATAGAATGTCTGTAAAAGAAGTGTCCGCAGTGCCGTATTCATTATAATGAATACTTTCTACGAATGTATGAAGTTTATCAGATACAAAAGTATCAAAAAGTTCCGTGTCTTCAAAAATGGACGAATCTTTAAGATCAATCTTATTTAAAGTAACATCCTTCCCAATTTCATACTCTCCACTAATTACTTTATTTGATTCAGTCAAATAAGTAACCAATTTATTTTGGCTATCAATTGAAAAGAGTATAACATTCTCTCTTAAGGATCTTCCAATGCAGTCTCCCAACTTGATAAGGTAGGAAATCTTCTTGTCTCTATCTTCGAATAATTGTGAAAACATAATTTTTTCTCCGTATAACTGTATATATGTTAGCTATTTACTAACTTCTTCTACTTTTTCTTGTTGTTTTTGGATTATTCTAGAAATAACTTCTTTTTCCTTATCTTCTAGAATTAAAATATCATCTAAATCAGCTAAGTGTGAGGTAGATTCCGTTGCCGTAGGTGGCTTGTTCTCGGCAGGCTCTTGCCCTCCAGCGGCTCCAGGTGGCGGCATCACTCCAGCCCCACCCCCTCCTGGGGCTCCTCCTGGGGCCGCGCCTCCTAGAGGGTTCTGAGCTTGAGCCATAGACTCCTGCTTCTCTACCTCTTCTTTCTGATCTTTTTCTAATTCCTTCTTCATCCTTTTTATTTCTTCATCCGTCATGTCGTAATATTCTTTATAAATTTCTTCTTTAGAGAATAATCCAAGCATTTGTACGGCCTGAATAACTCTAGTTTTCTGTTCATCTAAGTCAAGTTTTCTCTTAGAAGACATATCAGATGATTCTGGAAGTTGAATTCTCAGCTTACGAATTACACTAGGAGCAAATCCCCGTAGTTGAAGGTGACGTTTTGCCATATTTTCTAGCCCCGCCTCAATACAGATTTGGACCCTATGAATAGTTCTAGCAAATTTAACATCTAATTGTGACAGATTAGCCTTGCGCTCAGGAGAGCTATCTTTTTCCACAATATAATCCTTAGGAATTTTTAGTGCGGCCAGCAATTTATCCCTGTAGTATCTAACATCTTCAATTTCGCTCAAATTAGATGCCCCAGGGAGTACATCAATTTTAGTACCCTTTCCTCCCTTAGATGGCACGTAGTAATCCTCATCCATAGACATAGGATTAAATCTAGCATCAACAGTTCCCGTACTTGAATTGTAATATTTTTCTTTCTTAAACTTCTCTTTTAGACGCTCTATGTACATTTCAGCTTTACTTGTTGGGAGATTGCCTGTATCAACATAGAAAATTCTTCTCTCAGGAGCGCGAGTTAGACGATATATAAGCATCGCATCTTCCATTTGTAGTAAAGACCTAAAAATTCTATGGCACAATGCAGCTATTGATTTTCCGTAGGGATAAAAAATAGGATCTGAGTTAAATAAACGATAATGGACAATCTGATTTTTATCTAATCTAACGTATTTTAGAGGACGTTCATCAGTATAAGATCCGTAATTGAAACTCTCTTCTTTAGGAATTTCTTGTAGGAAATTTTTAAGATAACCAAATTCATTTTCAACTCTCAAAATGAAGTTTGGATTTAATACTTTTATCTTTTTAATACCTTCGTCTGGACTATTTACATCTACAATTAGCTCTGTAAAGCAATCTCCATATTTTACTGTATTTCTAATGATATCCCATAAAAATCTATCTAATTTAATACGCTCAAAAAGAGTCTTAAGTTCATTAACGACTAATTCACTCTCAGATTTAATGTTCCATTTTTCATTTCGAGGTCCTCGCTGAGAGGAATCATCAGCATAAATATCAAATGCGGCCCCGATCTCAGGATACTCATCCATATCCTCGTATTCTCTATACCGTCTCCGTCTGTTCATCTCCAATTGAGGTAAAATTGGATTTCGTGCTATTCCCCCTATCGCAGGAGACCCGTCCCCAGCATCTTTTATAACTTCCGTGTGTACAGCAGTGTCTCCACCATACTGAGTGGGCTCCCCCTTATCCATATCCTTAACAGCCTGCGCTTGAACAGTTGATGCAAAGAATTTAGCAAAAAACTTCCCAATCGGCCCTGTGGGAGTAAGGAAGCTGCCTGTTCGATTAGACGTTCCTCCAAAACTTGTATAACCTTCTTCTATTGGTTTTTCGTCTTTTATTTCATCAGCCATCGCATATCCTCCTCAATAATCTCCCCCTGCATAGTGTTTAATCTAAATTTCCAATTTTTAGAAGGCAGCGGTGGTGCTTCTTTGTGTGGAATTTTAGATATATGTTCTATAGGTGTAGTATCTAATAAATTTTTATATCCATGAACAGCCAAAGCTAAACTCATAATTAAATCATCATGATATCCCTTTTCAGCCTCAGGTCTTCCTTGATTTTTTATAACAAAAGTCATTAGTTCATCACAAGTTCTAGTTGAGTTAATTTTTATTAAATTAGTTCTAATTGCTTCCTCTAGGTTAGCAAGAATAGTGTCTCTATTTTTTACTGTGACGAGAAATCCAAAGTCATCCTTCTCATCACACCATAAATTTTCATACTCATAAATATTATAGAGCCAATCAATTAGGTTATTTCCAATTGTATTTCTCTCGCAAAGAACATGAGCTACATTATATAGCATTCCTTCATCTGCAATAATTTTAGCAAACTCATTTATTGGAGTTCTGTTGGAATAAAACTCGGCTACTTGTTGCCCATTATACATATTAATAACATGAAAAGCTGAATAATCCCTGTCTCGCCCTAGCGCAGTATCACATGCAATAAGATAAGAATAAAATGGTTGAGGTTCCTGCCAAACTCGCATTCTATTATTATATTTAATATCAAAATTTTCGCTAGTTTGAGATGCGACCTCTTTCAAAATACTACCCTCTATATACGTATCACCCGTTCCAAGAAATGAACACTCATATTCTTGAAGCCATTGTTTTAAAGGCATATTAGCTCTAGTAGTTTCTTCCCACCTATCCACATCCAAACCCTTAATTTTCATATCCTCATATAGCCAGGAAAATCCATCGGCCTGTCTTTGATATTCTGGGTGCTCTTGCCACCGAATATCAATAGGATGAAATGAGTTCGCACCTTCCACAGCTTTTTGATAAACATCATGATACCAATTACCAATACCGTTTACGGTAGAAAGAACAAAGGCTCTACCTCCTGTAGAGATAATGGGATAAACAGCAGCCCAGATGGTATCAATGTTTTCAATAAAAGCAGCCTCATCAATGATTAGAAGAGAGCCTGCTAATGATCTACCTGACTGCCTACCAGAAGGTCTGGACTTAATAGTTGAATTAGTTCCTAGCTTTAAGGTATGTTTATTGTCCTCTACAATTCCTGGTTTAAGAAATTTAGGAAGTTCGTCATACATGAGTTTGATTCGATCAAGAACCTCTGTTGCCTCCACATCTCCTTTGGAGAGGATAACTACTTGTTTATGCTTTTGGAAAATAATTACCCATAATGCATAACTGGCTGCGATTGTGGTACACCCTGCTTGCCTAAACTTTCTGAGAATATTAAATCTATTATTTTCTATACTCTCAATTATCCGATGCTGAAAGGGGTAGAGCTTAAATGGAACAAGCCCCCGTACAGGGTGAGTCACTTTAATGTATTCAGAAATAAAGTAGATAGGATCGTCCTTACATCTCTTAAATTCTTCTAATAAATCTTCTTTTTTCATATAATTTATATAAATTCCTTCATATTATAGTGTATGAAGATATTTGCTATAGTATGTACTCGCTCTAGAGAGGATATAACTCAAACAACAGACGATCTAGTGCATTTTTTCGCTAGATGTGGCATTCAAGTCCTTTTAATTGCAGGAGCTAACTCTATTTTTAAAGCATATAAGGGCGCTTTTGAAAAAAGTCAAGCAAATCCAGAAGATATCATTATAATGTGTCACGATGATATTGAAATTAGAGAAAAACCTGAAATTTTTGTAGAAAAACTTACAACTACGTTGGATAGAGACATGCTTGCCTTTGCTGGTCCCGCAGGGACCACTTTTTTAGGGCAAGATGCAGTGTGGTGGGATCAAGAGAGATGGAAGCAGGGGCTTCATCGAGGGAAAGTTACCCATGTAGATCCTGAAAAGGGGGAATACTTAACTCAATATGGACCTCCTGATGATGTAGTAGCCTTAGATGGTCTATTCTTAGCTGCTAAAGCCGACGTAATTAGAGCAATTGGGCTGTCTAAACCTGATTTCTTCCCAGGAGAATGGGATTTTTATGATATTCATTACACCACTACAGCATATTTAAAAGGATACACAAATACAATTCTCGATATTGATATAGTTCATCATTCTATAGGTGAACTAGTAGGAAGAGATTCTTGGCACAAAAATAGAGCCGCGTTTATAGAAAATACTAAATTACCGCTACGGATATTTAAGTAATTCTTCTTGGTCTTCCCCTACGCCGAGGAGTAGGTGCTGGTTCAGGAGCAGGTTCTTCTACTACAGGAGGGGGTGGCGCAGGCGCGTCACTAATCCCTAATTTTCTTCTCAAATTTCTTGCATGCCCGCTCCTAACAGGTAGCTTACTTAATCTTGCCATATGCCTCGCGGTTGCTATTTCTCTATCTGTCATATCTTTAATCCTTTACCGTGTTTAATTTTTGATTCCTTGATGAAAAAAGCTTTGAGCTTCTTTTTGAGTTTCTCATTCTTCTCAAAGTATTTAGGACCTTTATTGTAGAAAGCCCCCTTCTTTTTCCTCAAACTTTAATCACTTATCTACCCCATAGTAATAAGGAGGATTAGCAATCCTAGGAGGCCAAAGCGAAGCAGGGAGAGCCACGGATTCTTCAATCACTGCGCTCCGCGTCTCCGTAACTCCTTCTGCCGCCAGAAGCCAATCAATTCCCTTCCATATGCCATACCCGCATGCTCCAAACATACTCAACAAAACTATTAGTTCAGCCAAGCTCATCTTAAACATGGAGAATGGATTCCTAAATCTGTCCTTAAAAAAGAACGCCCAAAT